CATCTGCCGGCTCTTCTTCGTCATCTGCCGGCTCTTCTTCACCACCAAACTTGTCGCCGCCTTCTTCACCGCCTTCATCGCCCATCATTTTTTCAAATTCTGCTTTGAGGTCGTCAAGTGCATCTTCTAGGTCAACTACGCGATCTTCAATGTCGCCTTCGCCACCCATGTCGTCACCTTCTTCGTCACCACCTTCAATGTCGCCCATGAAATCATCAGTAGCATCGCCACCAATTTCATCGCCACCCATCGCGTCCATGTCGTCCATGCCGCCGGCTTCCATTTCGTCTTCTTCGTCGTCAGTTTCGGAGAAAGTAACTTCCATACCTTCTTCTACTTCTTCGTCGTCTTCTTCACGAGCTTCGTCCATCTCTTCGTCTTCTTCTTCTTTAGCTTCATTGAAGTCTTCAGAAAGAATTTCTTCGTAGATTTCACGAGATTTTTCAACTACTAGTTGATGGAATAATTCTTTTGCTTTATCTTGTTCTTCAGAAATTAGATACTCGAGCATCTGCTCGAACTTTGAACGATCAGTCATTGTTGTCTCCTTAAATTGTATGCAAGGCTGTCAAGTATATTTACATATTATTGTAATAATATGCTTGAAATGGTGGGTTTTTTAGGAATTTTATCTTAAGCTGCAGGTGCTGCTGGTGCTTTGTACATTTGTTCTACAAATTCCAGTTCTTTTTCTTGCTCAAGTATGTGTTGTTCGCTAGCTTTTCGTAGCTCGTTTATCTGTCTTAGAGTAAGTCTTGTCTTACGAGTATCACCTTTTTTCATAGCGGTGCTGTCACGTGCTCCGTCATAACGTAGGTCATTTGACATAGCTTTGATGTCGTTATCAATGTAAAACAATTCTCGAAGTATCATGGATGTATTTATGCAGGAGGAGCGCCTGCCGGTGCTGCCGGTGCTGCCATTGCTCCGGGTGCTGCCGGAGCTTCGCCTGGAACACCTGCTTCCATACCTGGAGGAGCTTCGGTGTCTGTCATTGCAGCTGTATCTGATTCAATACCAGCTTGACTTACACCAACGCCACGTAACTCGCCTGAACTATCTGTATCAACTGGTGCACCTTTGCCGTTTTCTTCTGCCCATAGACGTTCGTTTTCTGCCATTTCTTCTTCACTTAGGCCTAAGAAACGCTTCATAGCAAATCGTTTTGACATGTAAGGTTGCTGTGCAATAGTGCCAAATGTGTTAATTCGTTGGTTATCTAGCTCTGCTTGACGATATGTAGCAAAGTTTTGCGGCGGTTGAAAACGTAATTCAAACAACGAAGAATCAATATTGACGCCTCGGTCGTACAAGTACATCTTAAATTCTTGATCAAATTCGTCTTGCATTAGGCTCTGTAGACGCATACAGTAGTTGTTAAAACGCAATTCTTGAATGTAGGCTGTACCTACACGGCCATCGTTATACTGTGCTTGACTATCATCTGCACCAGTCGGCAAATAGCTACTTGGAATACGCAAACCACGGAATAACTTATTAGTAAAGTATTTTAAGTCGTCAATTTCACCTAAGTTTGTACCACCTGGAAGTGTTTCTACTTTACTTCCCCGACCTTCTGCTGTTGTTGGGAAGAAGTAATCTTCGTTAATACTCAACGGATTATATGCCGAATCAATAACGTTTGTGCCGCCACCTGTAGCACTGGGAATACGTCTTTGATGGATCTCGTTCTTCACTCTTTCAACAAATCCCATAGCCAAATGGCTTGGCATATTGCCTACATCGATGTAAAAAATACGTCTTTCCGGAGCACGTTGTATACGATAGATAAGAATAGCGTCTTCTAATAATTCTTTTTGTTTGAATACTTTAAAAACGTTTTCTAATAGGCTGTTACCAAATGGAAAGTTATTGTCTAGGCCTTCACTTAGGCTTAGGTGTACTACGTGTTTAGCTTCAATAGCCAACTCGTTTTGCATTGTTTCAAAGCGACTACCACTAGAACTTGATGAAGGATAAGCACCGGTCATGCCTCGTGCTGCTTGTCCGCCAGCTACGTAAGCTGTACCTCTATTGTTGGTATTTGTTGTGTTAGGATTAATTGTAGTAACTACTAAATCCATAAAATTAGGATTTAAGTCACGGATAACATACTGTTCAGGTTCTTTGCCGTCGCTTTCGTTTACAATAATTTTTACAATTTTAGCTGGATCAACATAGACAAACTTTTTAGTTTCTGGATCGCGAACAAAAAATGCATCACCGTATTTGAACACGTTGCGTACAATACGAAAAATTCTAGTTTCAAATTTTTGTAGTTTACACCACTGTTGTAGATACTCACGAAGAATAGCAATCTCACTGTTAGTGGCCTTGCTCTTAAAAAATAAATGAAAGGGAGTTTGATTTTCTCTGTTCTTTTGGCTGCAAAACTCAGCAATAATGTCCAATGCGGCATTAACTTCACTGTCCATGTCCATTGTATCGTATTGTAGATAACGTTCAATACGATTAGGGGCACCAGTATAAACGTCGGGAAGAAAACTAGAATAGTTTTTTCTAGCTGGGCCCATGCTGTTGCCGCTAGTGCTCATAGGACTAACGTTGCCGCTATTATTATTAATATTAACTGGTGTGAAGTACTTTTTCCAACTCATTATTATGCCTTATACAAGTTCCCTGAACCAACATTTTTAGTTGCTCTAACCTGTTTATTACCAAGTTCTTCGTGTTGTGCCAGAAGTTGTCCCATCTGTTTATTTAACGTATTTAAAGATGCAACCACGTCATTTAGACTAGCGTCCTTGCCTGTTGTTGACCCAGGTTTGGCAGCGGCATTAGCCGGTTGTCCTGCTTCTGGCGGCTTTTTATTATCTGGTTGTGTAGTTGCCGCATCTGGTTTTGGTGTGGTAACATTTGCTGCTTTGGCTTTGATGCTTGGTCCAATTCCGGGAAGGTTAAGTGCATTAAGATCTATTGATGGTAGGCTTGGAATTTGAACTTTAGGTTGAGCTGACTGTTCAGTTTTTGTCTGATCTATTGATGGTAGGTTTGGAATTTGAACTTTAGGTTGAGCTGACTGTTCAGTTTTTGTTTGTTCTATTTCTTGAAATGTTGAAGTAAGGCTTTCCGTTTGTGCTGCTGTAATAGCTTCTATTTTCTTAGCACTATCGTTAGACCAACTTTGTAGATTGCCTTGCATGTCTTCGTAGAAGTCATCCATACTAGCGCCTGCTGGTAACAATGCTTGGATAGCATCATCACTCATACCTTTAATACTAGTACCAACTATACTTCTAGCTAGATCTGCTTGTTTTAATATTTCAGCTCCTGCTTTTTTCATCGCTTCAGCTTCTTCTTTAGCTGTTTTAGCATCAATTTCTTGAGAAAGATTTCTTGCTGTTTGCTTAATTGATATTTCTTTTTCAACTACTTTTTTAGTTTCTTCTACTGCATTAGATTTTTTTTCAACTTCCCAAGTGATACCGGCTTCTATCTTTTTCTCTAATGGAGACATTAATTCGGCATATTTTGCTTCTAGAGCTTTGGCGCCATCACTGTCTCGCATGGCTTTACGGACATCACTTCTACTAGCATCAGGGCCTAATTGTGCTTTAGTTTTTTCTAATAAAGATTGACGTTCGGCAGCATATTGTTCTTTAACTGATTGTAATTCTTTTTCTGCAGCCTTACTATCATCATTTTGTACGCTTCTAGTTGTAGTAGACCCACCACCTGATACTGTGCTTATACTCGTAGTAATATCTTTTGATATTTTACTAATGTCAATGTTTTGATTAGCAGGCATTGATGATTTTAGTGTATTAACGGCGCCGGCTACACCTACATCTTTCATGCCTTGTGCTAGATTCATTAATTGAGCTTCGGTTACTACACCTTCTTTGCCGTGCAACATTGTTAATGTACCTTGGCCAAAGTCTTCAATCATTTTACCCATAGTTCCTATAGAACCGGTAGATCTTCCTGGAATCTTTTTGCCGTCTAGGAAAATATTAGCAACACCGGTAACAGCATCAACCGTTAAGTTGGTCAATCCTTTAACAATAGAAGCTGCTTGACCCACAGCGCCTCCTCTTTCTTCGTCGGCTTGCTCTGAACTTACTGGACCACCTGGCCTTGGTTTACCGTCAGGGCCGGTTGTAGGTGTACTATTTTGATTGTTCATGCCTTTTCGTGCTGCGTCTTCTAATCCTTTTGCTAATCCTACGGCATAATACTTGCTAGCTAGGTCATCTAACTCTTTTAGTCGTTGAGGTGTAACCATTTCAGCACCTATAGTAGCACCTGCCGACTTAATATCTTGAGAAGCTGATTGAGCTGCTGATGCAAATCTTCCGCTTTGGCCTACATCTTTATACGGTCCAGTTGGCCTTCCTGTTTTAGGATCTATATCTTGTCTTCCGCCAATTTGAGTTTGCTTAATATCTTGGTAGGCTAATTTTAATGCGTCAGCATAATCTTGTTGTGTTTTTAATAATATACCGTTAGCATCTGCAACTCGTTGAATATTGTGATACATCGTATCAGTTGCTTCAACAGATTTCTGAGCAGCGGTTGCAGCGGCGCCTCCGGCTTCACCTGCTGTTGCTAGAGTTAATAAAGTACGGTCGCCAGCATTTTTCAGTGCGGCTGCATCTGCTTTAGAGCTTGCTTCTCTTGCTCCTGCTAAGTCGCCTTTGGCTAATCTTGCAGCAGCTTCTTCAACCGCTCTTGACTGTTGCCCCAACACTGCCGCTTGTGTACCTGCGGCTTTAGTCATGTATGTGCCTGTGGCAAATTGTTGTTTGAACAACTCTTCGTCGCCGCGTTTTCTAGCTTCTAGTGCTAATTTTTGATATGAAGATTGCAACTCTGCATACTTCTGCATGTCGCCGTTGGCCAGCAATCTAAGTTTTGCTTCAACTTGACCGTCTACTTGCTTTTTCTTCATTTCCTCCATTTGCGCTTCACGACTCTTGCCTGTGAGTTTAGCAATGGCATCCATTTGTTCTGCTAAGTCTGCAGCTGCTTTGTAGGATTTTCTACGGCCTTCTTCAGTATCCTTATATCCAGATTTTTGTGATGCAGCTTGAATAGCTAGAATTTCGTTTAGGTCTTTACTAGTGTAGCCTATATTCCTAAGTTCGTTAGCAGCGCCGCTGTCAAAAAATTCTTTGCTTAGTCTAGCAAATGCTTCTGTTCCTCTAGTTACATTACCCCCAAGACTTGAAAGTTGAGCACCATTTTCTTTGATTAGGTCACTCCATTGGCCAAATTCCATACGGCTATTATAGGCCGCTTTGGTCATTCCTATCAAGTCACCGCTGAAATTAGAACCTGAAGAACTTAATTTTTGCCACGACTCAAATACGTCAGTGGCACCTTCTTTCATTATTGAACCAAATTTAATGGCTGAATCACCAGCACCTTTAAGGTTATTTTCTAATCCACTTGTGTCAAGACGTTTATCGGAGTTAGATGATGAGCCGCTATTTCCGCGTTTTATTGCTCTAGCTAACTTGTCATAATCAATTTCATCTGCCATTATATTTTCCTAGAAAACTGTGTATATAAATACTCGTATATTATATTTATCGGGATCAAAAAATGACAAATAATCCATTACAAAAGTACTTTAGACAGCCAAAATTGTTTATATCATTGCCTAGCAAAGGGTTGTACTATAAGCCTGGATCAATTAACGGAGACGCAAATAATGTACCTGTTTTTGCTATGACAGGCATGGACGAAATTATTATGAAAACTCCCGATGCATTGTTTAACGGTGAAGCAACGGTAAAACTAATTGAAAGTTGTTGTCCAATTATTACTGACGCTAAACAAGTTCCTAGTTTAGATATTGATACATTGCTAATAGCTATTCGTACTGCAACTTACGGAGAAAAAATGACCATAAGCCATACCTGTAAGAATTGTGCTGCTGAAAACGATTTTGAAATAGATTTATCAATTGTCACTGATCATTATAGTAATCTTACGTTTAGCAATGTAGTTAAAATTGACGAAGAACTAACTGTTACACTCAAACCACTGTCTTATCAAGAAATTACGGATCAAAGCATTGAAAATTTTAAATTACAAAAAATGCTTTACCAATTATCAACAGCTGAAGAAACAATTAGCGACGATTCTAAACAAAAATATATTGACGAAATCTATACTAAATTAGCCGAAGTGCAATCTAACTTGATTATTTCAAGTATCGAATCTATTAGATTACCTGATGATGTAGTTGACGACCCTAATTTTATTAGAGAATGGGTTATTAATACTAATAGAGAAGATTACGTGTTAATTAAAAACAAATTAGAAGAAAATAAAAATACTTGGAATATGCCAAAGCATGATATTAAATGTACTGAGTGTGGTACAGAAGATAAAGTTGATGTTGTAATGGACCAATCAAGTTTTTTCGTCAAAGGCTAATTCACTTAACAAACTCTGACATACAAGATCTCGTCAAACGTTTTGAATTAAACGTTAAAGACATTAAAGATGAGATCTTTAGAATTAGCTGGTATATGAGAGGAGGAGTCAACTCTCATGATTTATTTTTTGTTTATGCCTATGAGGATAGACAAATTATGAGCGAAATTATCAAAGACAATATAGAGTCTGCTAAAAAATCCGGAATGCCGTTAATATAATTTTCCAACACCGTACCGTGTGTTGGGATTCTTAGGGATTCCATCAAATGGATTAGGAACACCGTGTTGTTTAGCTAGGTATTCAGTATCCGCCATTGTCTTATCAAGCCCTGATAACAAATACCCATCTTGGTCTGTAATTTGAACATTATTAAGATACTTAACCTTACCTTTAGTTACAACTCTTAAGTATCTTGGCAAATTAGCATTACGTTCTTGTTCTGCTTTATCTTTTTCATCTTCAGGACTTGGTGCAGGGGCTTGCGGGCCTCCGCCGCCGGCATTAGTTCCTGCTATTGCTTTGCCTATAGGATTAACGATCCAAGCAGCGCCAGGACCTTTATACTTTTCTGCAGCTTCTGCAGCCAGTGTAATATAATCTCTTGAGACACTGCCTATGCCTGCTGTTATAGCTCCTAACATTCCTCTACGAAAAAATTCTGCACCGTCTTCGGTAGTATGCATCCATGTTAAAATACCTCCAAGACCTGCAAATCCGGCTTGTTCTATATCTTTAACAGTGACATTAACTCCACCTTTTTTAGCAACCCAATTGGCTGCATCTAATAGTGTTCGTATTATGCCGCGAGCAGCTTTAACTGGCCAACCTATTACCGGCCAAAATGCTAAAAATCCGGTTAAATTTTTAATTAAGCCTGCTAGTGCAAACGGAGTTAATATTGCTGCTAGTTCAAGTTCTAATTGACCTAATGCTTTGTCGCATCCTTTGCGATACCATTCATATGCTTTTTGTTTATTAGGTGCTTCTCGATATATGTTGCCTTCGTTAGGATTAGCAAGATATTTGTTATATTCTTCTTCTAAATATGCAATTCGTGTATAGTATGCACGTACAGCAACAACACAGCCGGCTGTTTGTAATAATGCAAAAATTGGTTTAGGAATTCCTGCAATCTGTTGAGCAGCCCAGCTAGTGGCCTGTTTACTAGCCATTGCAGCTTTTTCAATTGCAGCTGCTCGTGCAGGGGAATTTATAGCAACATCTTTAGCTACTGGTGATTTAGCATAAATCTTTTCAGCACCTACTACAACTTCATCTAAGACACTTTTAAGTTCTTTACCTGCTAACCCAGCAGCTTCTAATTCTTTTTTTAGGGCAGCATACACCTGGGGATCAGGAAGACCATTTTTTCTAGCTACAGCTAATTCACCTGCGTATTTGTCTGTTAGTTTTTCTATCAATTGCTTTCTAGCAACCATGGCTTCAGTTCCGCCACGACGGATTACAGCCACTAGATCTGTAATCCAAGTTAGAACTTTTTCACGTAACTCGAATATATTGCGATTAGTAGAATTTTCTGAGATTATTTCATAAACTTTCATAGTATCTTATTTATTTAATATGAGCTACGCTCATATGTTCTTCGCTTTCGCTCGAACTTTTCTTTGTTTTTATATTAATGCGAAGCATTTAAATATTATCTAGATTGTTCAGTCACACTTTGCCCTGAGCGGGCAAAGAAAATTGAACATTATCTGAGTTGCACAATCCACTTAGCGTTACAGCGGTTACAGAGGCGGTCATCCGGTACCTCGAGCTGTGTCTTTGTTATGACGGCGGCCTACTAACATACGCTAACATGCTAGCAAACGTGGGTATTTCTCCCTCTTTTTGCCTTTTAAATTCCTTGAAACAACCAAACCGCGGCAGCTTTGCGATCCTCGTCCTGTAAAGGATAGTGGTTGAGTACTCTTAACGGCAAGAGATTTCCGTCCCTGCGATCCGAGATCCAGGTATAGAGCGCATGAAATTAGCCTGCGCTAGCCATTAACCGTTTAACTGTTTGCCTTTGATGTGTGAGCCGTGTACACGAACAGCGATTTGTCCGTTGTAGTAGTCATCTGATTCTAATACTCGCCTTGAGAATTGCTCTCTTGCCTCGATATAACTACATTCAGCCTTTGATGTGCAGTAGTAAAGTATTTCTCGTTTGAAATTTTCTGCGCCTAATTGTTCTACGTCTTTGTTTAGCTGGTCGTTGCTGCCATAGTATTCACGCCAATCAGAATCAATTTTAGATCGAATCTTCTTTTTCTTCTTATTGCCGTTTTTGAGCCTTACGGTTTTGTAAGTTGTTTTACTAAATTTTGCTAATTTTTTGCCTATATATTTGCGACCGGTGATGTTATTAGTGATACAATAGACGAAGCCTATAAATTCTTCGTTAATTTCTTTGACTATTGCGTTTTGATAATACCATGACATCAACTAGTTAGTCGGTTTGGTCTTGTTTGCCTTGTAAAAGTGATTGCCTATATTTTGGTGATTTTACTTTGGGCTTTTCTGCCCTAACAGCCTGTATCTCTTCTCTACGTTCCGATGCAAGTCCTCGGATTTCACTTAATAACTTGCGTGCCTCCATGCCGGCTGTATGAGTCTGTTTAGCTTCCCAAGTTTGGTTAACCTTATAGTACTCATGTATCTTTCTCATTAGCCGTAGGTGTGCGTCTTCATTCATTCCATAATTTCTAAATCGTTCGAGTAGCTGGTAAAGCCGTTTTCTTTAATAACTTTCAATACATTGTTTACTCTTCCGATTAGTTCATCCTTGTGACTGATCAAATAAATGTTTTTGTTGCGTTCTCTGGCCATCTTTTTAAGAACACCTAGCGCATTTTCAACACCACTAGCATCTAATCCGTTGTCAATAAGTTCATCAATGAACAGCAGATTAATATTCTGATATAGACTTTCCCACACATCACGGAAACTCCATGACAATCCTAGTATTAAACGATTACGTTCTCCTCTAGACAAATTATCAAAGTCTAAATCTTGCCCTAACTGGGTAATCTCTACACTTAAATCGTTTTGGAATACCACAGTATGCGGCAAGCCCATGCGGTCAAGATAGTACGTAAGCCTGTTATTCAAATAGGCAAGGTTTTGATCTATGATCTTTTTACGGATAAAACTATCTTTTGATGTTAACAATTTAAGTAAAAATTCTTGATGGTCTTTTAACAATGTTAACGCATTAACATTGTCCCACGAGATTTCTTGAATGGCGGTATTCTTTAAGTCATCAATCTGTTCTTGATAGGGATCTTTTTCTTGTTGGCGTACACTCAATGCCTGCTCTAAACTGATTAGATTATTTTGATGCTTTAGTGCTTCTTCAACAGTATCGTAATATGTCTGTGGTCGACCATTGATATCACCAATTGCTTCTAATTCTGCTACCGCTACCGCGTAGCTTTCGCTTACGCTCTGCAAGTAAGCATTGCTATCTGCGAGATTCTTTTCCGCTGTCGCGGTCATCTCTTCGTGTTTGTGAGTATGCAACTCTTGTTCACATGCCGGGCACGACTTTTCTTTTAATTGTTCTACTTCACGTTCATATTTCTTAACAGTTTTATCAGCTTGAATTAATGCTGTTTCTAATGTAGCTTTTTCTTTATTCAAACTTTTAATTTTAGCACTAAGTTCGTCATACGATTTTAGTTTAGTGTGTTGCTCTAACTCTCGTTCAATGTCAACTGACTGTAATTCAATAATACTTCGAGCAATTTTTTCGCAATCTGTTGTTTGTTGGGTATACCAAACCTTTTGTCTAGTTTCTAACCCGTCAATACTAACCTGTATCTTTTCGTTAGATTTTTTAGCCGCCTCAATATCTGCATTTTCTTGATAGATAGCGTCTTTACTAATGCGTACTTGTTCTTTAAGAGCATCAGCCTTTTCACTTAACAAGGTAATGCCCAGCAACTGTTCAATGATTTCTCGTTGCTCATTGGCTTTCATGCTTAGGAACGGCTCAGTATAGGTATTCAATGCTACAATATGTTTGAACATATCGTGACTCATTCCTAACAACTCGTCAATATCCTTTTGCGTTTCGCGCATATCGCCTTGAGCATCGTCAGCTGACTCGGTACTTTGCTCTTGATCGTTAACATAAAATTTCATAATAGTGGGCTTTCGACCACGTTCGACTTTATATTTATTACCGTCTTTTTCAAAAGACAATGTAACTAACATGTTCTTATTATTGATCTTGTTAATTAAATTGTCTTTCTTGATATTAGTAAGTGCTGTACCAAACAAGGCAAAACTTAACGCATTGACAATGGTAGTTTTGCCTGTACCGTTCCTTGAACCGCTGTCATCCCCGCCTTGATCTAAGTTTTCACCTAAGACAAGTGTTAATTGTTCTCGTCCAAAGTTTACAGCTTGGGTTTGATTACCCACACTCATAAAGTTTTTAACTGTTAATTCTTTTATTTTAATCATAGGCTATTGTAAATGGATAACAGTACCTTTGTATCGTACGTATCGCTTTGTATATTAATCAACTGATTGCTAACAATTTGATCTACACTTTCAAATGCTTGTATATCAATGTCGGTGTTCATTTCAACGTCTTTCTTTTCTGGTATTAGAGTCAATTCTCTAATATCATAATCAGCCATAAACTTTTCTTTAATAAAACTAGCTTCTTCGTAACTGATGTCGATGTCTAATGTTACTCTTAAATGCATTTTGCTAGTTAACAACTTATCCGCTTCGTCAATAAGTTGACTTAGTTTTATAGTTCTAAACTTAGGACACTGATCCCAATTGATATATTGTGGAGTACCACCCCATTCCATAACCATCATTCCGCGATCATCGTCCCATGCATCTGCATAGTTGTGAGGAAATGCGTTGCCAATGTATATCATATTACGTTGTTGTTGGCGCTTGTGGAAGTGTCCACTAAATCCTAATTCGTAGCCCTTAAAGCTGTCAAGATGAATTTCGCCATGGTCTGGCATCTGAATCATAGCGTTCATAAAGAAGCTAGGTAATTCAAAGTGACCAAAAATATATTTGCCGCCCCGTTTACCTACTTGTTTCCATTCGTCTCCAACAAGCCAGGGACATAATGTAACACCGCCGATAGTAGTAGGCTCGTGTACAACAGTAATGCCGGGAATATACTTGCCAAATTCAACTGAATGAATGTCCCGTTTATCTTTGTAGTACAAATCATGATTGCCAGGAAAAAAGTAAAAATTATCAAATGCTTGACCGAGTTTTTCCAAGGCACGTAGGCTATAATCCATCGTAGTGATATTAAGACTATTGCGATTATGATGCCAATCACCCATAAAGATACCTGTATCACAGCCTTCCTCCTTTGCCTTGGCAATGTACCAATCTACAAAATCCTCACAGTCTTGGTTGTGTACCGAGCTGTTAGATTTTAATCCAAAATGTATGTCTGTAAAACAGGCTATTTTTTTAAATAAGTTACTCAAATTGTAATCTCCGATGAGCTATTATAACAGTAAACAGTGGGTAAATCAATCCTCAGAACCTTCAAACCGTTTTACCGCATTTGCGTGGTCTCCTGCGCCCATTCTAGTGTAGCTAGGATTCATACCGTTCATTTCTAATAGATCGTCTCGGATATTTTGATTACGTTTTTCTAAATTAATAATACGAACAAAGCTGTTAGTAACTGCCGCTGTAAAATAAGCAAACGGGTTATCTGACTTTGATTCATCAAACTGTAATCCAATTTGGGTTAGCTGTAGAATAGCTTGCCCTTTCATTTCGTCGTTGTAAGTATAACCCCTAACGTTGCCACGGGTAGCATAGCGTTCGCATAGTTTAATGTACATTCTGGCAAGTGTATTGGTAATGTGTCCGTGATCTTTATTAAACTTGCCTGTTTCTAAATCGCCTTTCCAATGTGATTTACCAACGCATACTAATAGGTCCTTATCGTCGAATTTCCAATGCTGGAATGGAGGAAAATTAACTTTGTCCCTATGATCTGCTAGAGTTTTTGGATTCTTTTTTCTAGTACCATTTAACGGGATATGATCAAACGACATGATTCGAAAAACTACATCTGTTTTTGCTATTTTTTTGTAGTCAACTTCGCAGTCTGCTTGTTTTACTTTTTCACCTGCTTCTTTACGTCGAGCATACTCTTCCTGCGACTGACGCTTTGCTTGGGCCCGTTTAGCTTCGGCAACTGTTCGGATATTAATTTTATCAACTGACGGAAGTATTAAATCATATCGATGATATTTTGGATCCGTAAATGAGCAAAATGTATTTTTACTTTTATGGATTTCTTCTAACAAATCCTTATTGTTTAAGTAGTTTACTTTCATAAGATTCCTATGTTCTTTCACTATTATAAACTAAGCACTTAATTTTGTCAACTAAATAATATACCAAAGGAGACAATATGGCACTATTTGATGCAGGCCCGGGCTTAGACACAGTTAACGGTGCGCTTAACGGCGCCCTAGGAGCCGCAAAAGGCATTCTTAACACTGCTAGTAACCTCGCCGGTGCGCTTAATAATTTATCTAATCCGGCCGCGCTGATCAGTAAATTACGAAGCATCAATTTACCGTTTGGCGGCGAAGTTGGCGGTAAACTATCTAATGCTGCAGCATCGTTTGGTGGTGCTGATGCTAGTAATGACTGGCGAGTTCGGTTAAGTGTTCCGTCGGCATTTATGAGTAGTGGTGTACTGTCGCCCCTGGTGCAAGCCGGTGGTTTGGTATTTCCATATACTCCTAGTATTAGTATTAACAGTTCAGCTTCGTACGAAGACCAACCGCTAACACATCAAAATTATCAATTTACTTTTTATCAAAATAGTAGAGTTGACCGAATACAAATTGTTGGAGCATTTAACGTTGAGGACGGAGCTCAGGCATTATACTGGTTAGCTGCGGTACATCTATTGCGTAGTGCTACTAAAATGTTTACCGGTGAAGGAGATTTATCTGGAAATCCTCCACCAATTTTAAAATTAAACGGTTACGGAGATTACGTTTTTAAAAATGTGCCAGTTGTGGTAACTGGTTTTAGTGTAGACCTTCCAGCAGATGTAAACTATATCAATACCAGTGTTGCTGCCGCAGGCGCATTGGGCATTGGCGGTGGATCAGGTCCGTTAAGTTCTATTGCAGGACTTTCAAGTGCTGGTAGACAACTTGCAGGTTTAGCTGGAGCCGTTGGCGCTAATCAAGTTGCCGGGGCGCTAGGTGCAGCTTCTGCTATTGGCGGTGCTGTTGCTGGCATTGGCGGACTACTTGGCGGACTAGCTGGTTCAATATCTAGTGGCGGGTCGTTTGGCACATCAGGTAATAGTTGGGTTCCAGTTAAGAGCTCATTGAACATTACACTACAACCTATCTATAGCAGAGAGATGTCTAGACAATTTAGTCTACAAACTTTTGTTAATGGCGGATACGTAAATGGAGGTTATATCTAATGGCCAAATATGCTAATACTAGTCCTTGGTACAATACCGGTTCTGTACAAAATTATCTTAGCATTCTACGTATTAGACCTGTTGCTGCAGAGTCAGACGACTTTGTTTATAAAATAGAACCACAATATACTCACAGGCCAGATTTACTGGCACACGACCTTTACGGTTCGTCAAAGCTATGGTGGGTTTTTATTCAAAGAAATTTAGATATACTTCAAGATCCTATCTATGATTTTGTTCCTGGGGTGGAAATATATATTCCTAAGCGTTCGGGGTTGTTTAAAGTATTAGGATTATAATATGCCGTCATTTGATCTTGGTTCAGCTGCAACCACACTAACAAATACTGCTAAAAATGTAGTTCAAAATACTGGTGTAGCATCCGCTTTAGGCGCAGCCACTAACGCTGTTACTAGTGTAAAAAATGCTGTTACTTCCGGCCTTAGTATTAATATCAGCAGCATTACTAACGCTATTCCCGGAGCTGCAGAAATACAATCAGCAATTGAACAAGCTAGAAGCAACGTTAACAAATTAGGAAACTTATTTGAAAATGCTGCAAAAGCAATTACAACACTTACATCAGGAATAAGCGGACCGGTACCTAATATATTAAATCAATACAGTTCGTTTAATTATATTTTTTCTTTAAGTGTGTTAGATGACAGTCAGATTAATTTCCCCGACGAAACATATCGTAAAGGAATAGTAGGTCCGTATATTTTAAAAAGCGGTAGCGGAAACCCTGCTAGTAGATATCCAACAGCATATAAGACTTCTGCCAACCCGTCGGGCTCATATGAATTTTTTATAGAAAATTTACAAATATCTAGTAGTATTGGATTTAATCCCGGAACAGGAAATACTAACGCAACTGGATTTAAATTAAAGATTGTTGAACCTTATAGCATGGGAATGTTTTTTGAAGTACTTCAAACAGCTGCACTATCAGCAGGCCATCAAAATTACACAGACATGCCCCTCTTACTTTCATTAGAATTTAAAGGACATATTGATGCTGGATTACAAAACGTCCAGATTGATGCTACTACTAAACATTTTCCTCTTAAGCTAATGAACCTATCTATGAAAGTTACAGGAAAAGGTTCTGAATATGAGATTGAAGCATATCCGTTTAATGAAAAAGCATATTCAACAATTTATTCACAGTTGAAAACTGACGCTTCTCCTTCAGGTGCTTCAGTAGTTGAAATGTTGCAAAGCGGTACAAATAGTTTACAAGCTATTTTAAACAAAAGATTACAAGAAGCCGTAAAACGTAAAGACGTTAACGTTGCTGATCAAATATTAATTAGTTTTCCTAAAGATTTAAAAACAGGACTGGCAATTACCAAAGATGACGAAGGCAACGATCTGCCTGCGGTAGTAGATCCTGGCGCTGCCGGAGGCGGGTTTGATTTATTTTCTAAATTACGTGTTAAAACTAGTACACTTAATAAAACCCAAGTACAGGAAGAAGGAACAATTAATGACATTGGTTCAAGTACAATGGGATTTAGTTTATACAATAACGGTGGCACACCGTTTGCTAAAGATAATTTTGCCTATGATGAAAAAACAGGAACATATACCCGAGGCGATATAACAATTGATCCAAAGAACGGACAGTTTAAATTTTCACAAGGCTCTGATATAGTTAATGCAATTAATCAAGTTATCTTAATGAGCGAATATGGTAGAACCGCATTAAATCAAATAGGATCCGACGGATCAATAAAGTGGTGGAGAGTTGAAACACAATTATTTTACATTCCTACAGATGAAAACATTGCTAAAACTGGTGTAAAGCCCAAGCTAGTTGTTTACCGTGTTGTACCTTATGATGTAGATTCTAGCATATTTTTGCCTCCTAATGCTGCAAGACCCGGAACAGAAGAAGCTAAAGCTCAAGTAGTTAAAGAATACAACTATATCTATACAGGTAAAAATACTGACATCATTGATTGGAATATTGAATTCATGGCAGGGTTTTATACAGCCATGCGATCAGATGGCGGCCAAAACAGCGGCGATAAAGATTTAACAGAACAACAAAGTGGTGCCGCTAATGGAGAACCTGATCCCGGAGCCACACCATCCGGCCAAGCTCCTAAAGAAGGACAGATTCCGACAACTGTTATTAAAGATGGTGTGTTAACCAGTACAGCATATAAGGGCGGCGGTGGCCTAGACGATAACGCTAGTATTGCCGCTCGACAATTCCATGATGCATTAACTTCGGGAAATGATATGGTATCGTTAGACCTAACAATTTTAGGAGATCCTTATTACTTAGGAGACAGCGGCATGGGCAACTATACTGCCACCGCTACAGACAACAAACACATAAACTCCGACGGTGCAATGGATTATCAAAGTTCAGAAGTTAGAGTTACTGTAAATTTTAGATCTCCTGCTGACATTAACCACCTTACTGGCATGTACGATTTCACTAGTACCTCTGTTTCAAAGTTCAGCGGGCTATATAGAGTACAACAAGTTGAATCAAGTTTTCAACGAGGAAAATTTACACAAGTATTAAAAATGTTTAGGCTTAAAGGGCAAGAAATTGAAAGCACAGGAATTACTCAACTTGCAACATCAGTATCAGAGTCAATTATACCAACTAATGTGCAGACATTTGACGACGGCTCAAGTATTCAAACAATGGATGACGGCTCAACTATAGTAACAGACTCTGAAGGTAATGTTACATCAACACCGGCTCCAGAATAAAGGTTATATATGGCAGAAGAAACAAGAGTAGCAACGGGTTCCGATAAATCAAGTCCCGGCCCCTTTCTGGCTAAAATTGTTAGTCATTTAGATCCTACCTACATGGGTACACTTGAGGTTCAGCTACTCCACGAAGTCGGTAATGATGATGCAGAAGGACAACTCCATCAGGTAAAATATCTTAGCCCGTTTGCCGGCCAAACCAGCGTTGACTTTGTAGGCGAAGAGCCAGATGATTACGATAACACACAAAAAAGTTATGGTATGTGGGCTATTCCACCGGATGTGGGTTCTGTTGTAATGGTAATTTTTGTAGATGGTGATCCACGTAAAGGCTATTGGATTGGATGCGTTCCTGACCTCTCAATGAATTTTATGGTTCCAGGGCATGCCGCCACATCTTTTCACGTTGATGGTAAAGAGGAACGTGTTCCTGTAGCAGAATACAACAAAGCGTCTCAAGCATCCACTGTTGATCCTACACAAATTAAAAAACCAGCAAGTCTGCTACAAGATGTATTAGAAACACAAGGCTTGTTAAAAGACGACATTAGAGGTATAACAACTAGTAGTGCTCGTAGGGAAGTACCAAGTGCGGTATTTGGTATATCTACGCCCGGACCAATTGATAAAAGACCGGGTGCTAAAAAAGGACGATTTGGTAAATCAGAACACAAAGTTGCTCATGGATTTGTAAGTCGATTAGGCGGTAGTAGTTTTGTAATGGACGACGGCGATGATAAGTTTGTACGTAAAACAAAAGCATCAGATGGCCCACCATTGTATGCCGCTGTAGAACAAGGTGAAACAGACGGCCTTCCTGACATTCCGCACAACGAGCTAGTGCGTATTAGAACACGCACAGGCCATCAAATACTTTTACATAACAGCGAAGATTTAATTTACATCGGTAATGCAAAAGGAACTACTTGGATAGAGTTGACCAGTAACGGAAAAATTGACATATACGCTAAAGACAGTATTAGCGTACATACAGAAAATGATATTAATTTTACCGCTGATCGAGATATTAATTTTACAGCTAAAAACGATATCAATTTAAATGCTACCGGTAATATTAATGCTACGGCAACTAAGAACACACAGATTAATAGTGCGGCAAATTTATTTACAGCTACCGGCGCAACTAGTATTAATAGTGGTGGAAATATTACAGCTACCGGCACAAGAATTGACTTAAACGGTCCAGCAGCCGCCAAAGCTCCTAAGGCAAATAAAGCTGCAAGGATTCCTATGGCAGAGCCGTGGGCAGGACATGAGAATTTAGACCCTGCTAGCTTTAAACCTGCTGCAACAAAAGCGGTAGCAACACCAGTTGCTCCGGCTCCTGCCGCATACAAAAAGTATTCAACTACAACAGATACATTTGCAAAAATTAAGCCACCTGCCCAGGATGAAGAGCAAGGTTAAATACTATTATGACAGCTAATCAACGTTTATTTGACAAGGTAGTTCTTAAAGGACCTGCCAAAAACGGTACTACAGTACCTGGATCTAAAACTTATAAAGGTTTTAGTACAGTTAGTAATGACAGTAAAAGTTATAGCCTGTATGATCTAGCATTAATTAAGCAAGATATTATCAACCATTTCCACATACGTCAAGGCGAACGCTTAGAAAACCCAACGTTTGGTACTATTATTTGGGATTTACTATTTGAACCGTTAACCGAAGAAGTTAAACAGTTAATAACAAAAAACATAGAAGATATTATCAATTACGATCCGCGAGTTAGTGCAGATCAAGTTATAGTCACTGCATACGAAAGTGGTATTCAGATAGAGTGTAAGCTAACTTATCAGCCCTACAACATCCAAGAAGCAATACAATTTAGGTTTGATCAAGCTAACGGTTTGTTAGCTTAATTAAATACTCACATAATAAAATCCGATAAATATCTGTAAATGGGAAGCAGATATGTCAGCAACAGATAGACAAAATAGACTTTTAGTAGCAGAAGACTGGAAACGTATCTACCAGAGTTTCCGTAATGCCGATTTCCAAAGTTACGACTTTGAGAACTTGCGCCGCGTTATGATCAGTTATATTAGGGAAAATTACCCTGAAGATTTTAACGATTACGTTGAGTCAAGTGAGTACCTTGCATTAATTGATCTTATTGCCTTTTTAGGGCAAAGCATTGCCTTTAGAGTTGATTTAAATGCTCGAGAAAATTTCTTAGAACTAGCAGAACGTAGAGAATCAGTATTAAGATTAGCTCGATTACTAAGCTATAAATCAAAACGTAATATTCCAGCGTCGGGACTATTAAAATTTACCACAGTTAGCACTACACAAAACATATACGACAGCAATGGTCGTAATTTGTCGGGTCAAGTTGTTGCTTGGAACGACCCTGCTAACGCTAACTGGTATGATCAGTTTATTAAAGTTATAAATGCTTCGCTACCAGCATCGCGCCAAGTTGGTAATCCGGATCACAGCGGAACAGTATTTGGTATTCCAACTTCTCAATACAGATTTCAAAGTGCTAATACAACAGTTCCAGTTTTTGGATTTACCAAAGGCGTAGATGGCAGATCTATGAACTTTGAAGTTGTTTCTACAACATTTACAGATGACGGTCAAATTTTAGAAGAACCGCCATCAATAGGAAACCGTTTGGCGTTTTTATACAGAGATGACGGTAAAGGAAACGGTTCAAGCAACACCGGATTCTTTTTAAGATTTACTCAAGGTACTCTAAGTCAAGGTTCGTTTACTTTATCTCAACCGGCTACTGATGAAACAGTTGACATTGATGCTGTAAACATTAATGATAAAGATGTATGGTTGTATAGATTAGATAATAACGGTGCTGAAAGTGAATACTGGGCACAAGTTCCTAGTTTTGAAGGTAATAACATTATCTATAACAGTCTTAATAAGAGTATTAGAAACATCTACGGAGTAGTTACTAGAGCTAGCGATCGTGTTAGTTTAGTATTCAGCGATGGCGTATTTGGTAATTTACCACAAGGTACTTTTAGAACTTACTATAGAATTAGTAACGGATTAAACTATACAATCAATCCTAAAGATGTTAAGAATGTTTCAATTAATATTCCTTATTTTAGCAATGTAGGTCAAGTAGAAACATTGACAGTTACTCTAGGATTGCAAACTTCTGTTTCAAATTCATCTCCTACAGAAACAAATGATAGTATTAAAGCCAATGCACCGGCAACATACTATACACAAAATCGTATGATTACAGGTGAGGACTATAACATTAGTCCGCTTGGTATTAATCAGCAAATTGTAAAAGTTAAAGCCGTTAATCGAAGTTCAAGCGGAATTAGCAGATATTTTGATCTAGTAGATCCTACAGGAAAGTATAGCAAAACTAATTTGTTTGCCGACGACGGTGTACTTTACAATCAATTGTATACTAATTATTTTAGATTTAAGTACGCTACACGAACAGACATTGAGGCAATTGTGTATAACGAGTTATCAGATATATTAAAATCATCTAACCTAAAGAATTTTTATTACGGTAAATTTGATAAAGTTCCTGCAAACTTATTAGATATACAATGGCGTAATATTACAACAGACACTAATCAAAGCACTGGTTATATTGAAGACAATTTAACAAGTACGACTCAGCGGGTTGGTACGTATACTAGTACACTTTTAAGATTTTTTACAGTTGGCGCCTTAGTTAAATTTAAATCTAGATCAGGTTATTATTTTGATAGATCAAATAATAATAACCTAGTTGCAGCTTCTGCTAATACTCCAAATTTAACAGATACCATATGGGCAAAAGTAGTTACAGTGGCTGGCGACGGAACAAACAATGGTACTGGAATATTATCTACGGGAGCAGGCACAATTATTTTAAATGATATTATACCCACAACGGCAACTATTGATGAAATTATTCCTGCATGGAGGACTTCGTTAGAATCTGGTGTTGTTTCTTCTATTGTTGATTTAGTTTTTTCTAACAAACAATTTGGCCTACGTTATGATGTTGAAACACTTAGCTGGAAAATAATTTTAGAAACTAATTTAAATGTTAACGACAATTTTAGTTTAGGTCGACAGGGAGATACTAGTAATCAAAAGGTAGATTCAAGTTGGTTAATATTGTTTACCACCGACACTGAATACTATACAATTACTTCTAGATTAAGTCGTTATGTATTTGAAAGCGAACAACAGGTTAGATTCTTTTTTGATGCTAGTGATAAAATATACGATACTAGAACAAACACTGTTGTAAAAGATGTTATCAAAGTATTAAGTATCAATACGCAACCAGGTAATACATCACCGTTTACCTATGATAGAGATTGGGAAATTACAGAAGAATTTGTTGGACTTGACGGATATGTTGATACAAAGAAAATTCAAATAACATTCAACGATAGGGATGACGACGGAGTAGTTGATGATCCTACGTTATTTGAAACTATTGTTGACCCAACTAATGGCGCCATTCCATTAAAAAATCGGTATGTAATATTGCAAAAGTATATTATTGAACAAGGCCAAGAAGATTATAGATATGTTTCTAATGATACTAACATAGTTAAAGTATTAGCAACAAAGCCTACTAACACCGCCGGCGAAACAACTGGTCAGTATTTTTACTTTGTAGATACTGATACTGTTGTTAAATTAAACGTAGCCGGAGAGTTTGTGCCCACACTAGATTATAAAGTTTATTCTGGCAGAGATAATATTAGATTCCAGTATATTCATAATGCAGATTATGAGTCAAGAATTGATCCTGGATTAACTAACCTAATAGATATATTTGTGTTAACAAAACAATATGATATTAATTATAGACAATGGTTGTTAAACTCAATTGTAAACGAACCGCTACCTCCAAGTAGTGATGCCCTATACAACTTGCTAGCCGCAGACCTAAATAAAATTAAATCAATTAGTGACGAAATTATCTATCATCCTGTAAAATATAAAGTGTTATTTGGAAGTAAGGCTAGTGCTAATGTACAGGCCACATTTAAAGTAGTTAAAAATGCTGAAATTGTTATAAGCGATAACGACATTAAAACTAGAACATTAATTGCCATTACAGAATTTTTTGCATTAGAAAATTGGGACTTTGGGGATAATTTTTATTTTAGTGAATTGTCCACCTATGTCATGAATAAACTAAGTCCAAATATTGTTAATTTTGTTATAGTACCAAAAAATAGCGGACTAAGTTTTGGTAGCTTGTATGAAATTCGATCTGAAAAAGATCAAATTTTTATCAACGGGGCAACAATGGATGACATTGAAATTATTTCTACTATTACAGCAAGTCAAATTAAGAGTGCAATGATTCTATCGGATCAAACAGCAATAAGTCAACAGTCAATAACTAGTTCTGGGAGTAATTAATGGCATACAGTAAAGATCAGAACGAGCCCAAAGTTCCAACCTCTAATGTTGATAAAAGAACTACCGCAGATCTATTACCTAGATATTATAGAACAACTGGCAATAAAAAATTCTTACAAGCCACATTAGATCAATTAACACAACCGGGAACTGTTAAAAAATTAAACGGATATATTGGTAGAAAATCTGCTAAAGCAGCCACAAGCAAAGATATATTTTTAGATGCGCCAGATAAAATACGACAAGACTATCAATTTGAACCTGCTGCAATTGTTAAAGATTATCTAGGTAATACTACATTTTTTAAAGACTACATTGATCATGTTAATCATATCGATGTATTTGATGGAAACGTAAAAAATCATAGTAGACTAAACAAACAAGAGTTTTATAGTTGGAACCCGCATATCTGCTGGGATAAATTTGTTAACTACCAACAATACTACTGGCTACCATTTGGCCCTAACCCAATTGAAGTTATCGGCGCACAGTTGGCAATCCAAAGCACTTATACAGTACAAGGTGTTGACGAAGTTGATAACGTTGCATATTTGTTTACCCCAAACGGCTTAACACGAAACCCTACCTTAAAATTATTTAGAGGCCAAACATATACGTTTGATATTGATGCTAAAGGTCATCCATTTAGTATTAAAACAGAACGTGTAAGCGGAAGCCTTTCAAGATATACTAACGGTGTAGAAGGTTTTTCTGTAGAAAAGGGAACTATTACATTTACAGTTCCTCTGAAGTCGCCTGACGTTTTATTTTATGTAAGTGAAAATGCTGTAGATACAGGTGGCGTATTTCATATATTAGATATTGACGAAAACACAGCAATTAATTTAGAAACAGATTTCTTAGGTAAAAAAGATTATATTATTCCTAATGGTACAGCTAAAGGTTTAAAAATTAGCAACGGCATGAAATTAAGTTTTGGGGGTAATGTTACACCTGAACAGTATGGAACTGGCTTTTGGTATGTGGAGGGAGTTGGCTCAGCAATACAATTAATTAACGAACGAGACTTAGAAGTTAGAACATCATTTAATATTGAATCACAAATACTATTTGATAATTCACCTTTTGATCAATTGCCATTTGGTGATGCAACAACATTACCCGGTACTAAAGATTACATAACCATTAATAGAGCAAGCGTGGATCAAAATGCGTGGTCTAGGTATAA